ATGGCTTTAAGAGCCAATATCTCTTTTTGCTTTTTAGTTTCCCGGATACCCTTCCAGTCTGCTACAAAAGGTTTCAGCTTTTCGACTTCGAGCTTAGCTTCCAAGTCTGAAACGCTTAAGCCGGCTTCTAAGTCTGCTTTTAACTCTTCGGCAAAAGCTGGCTCTACTTGGTAGCACTCGTGCTCTTTTACGACTTGCACAAAAGTATCGCCGGTTTCTAAGTTTTTGTAGGTCACGATACGCTTGCCGTCCTCTATTGGCCCTTCGGTCATTTCGATACCGCCGGTGATCAATTGTGATAATTCGCTGCGTGTTAATGTTTGCATGATTAATCCGTAGTTAAAGGTGGTCGTGTTTTGTAGGGGTGCGAGGCGTCAAGGTTGCCGACTAGGTTCTTTTGCCAAGCTTGGAATCCCTCATGCTTTTGGCGCAAGGCAGTTGTTGTGCTAGAGGTAACGACGATACTAAACGCCGATGCTGTTGTGGCCGAGTTTAACGTTCGGATGTCATCAAGTACTATAGGCCCGTTATTTACGCTACTATCTAAAGTACTCGTCCCGTCCTTCCATGCCTTTTTGTTCGCCGCTCCATCAAATTGACATGTCATCAACAAGGGAACCCCGGCAGTGTATGTACCAGCAACGGATCCCCCTGCACCAGTGTTAGACGCCCTATATGACAAGTCAGAGGTTGACGGATTAGACGAGATAAAATGTTGAGGGAAGTTCGCATTGTCAGTCATCGATAAAAGTCGCTGGGTGTTTGCGTTCGGAGTTGGATACTCGGCGACAATTAACGCCGTATATGCTGCATTTGTAAAGTTAACAGTGCCTACAAATCGTAGCCCGGTCCCACCGCTCCCTCTACCCGTAGCCTTAGTCCCATTCCATGTTGGCCTATCTGCATCTGTGCTCTGCGTTAGAGTAAATCCACCAGCTCCCGCTTTATTTGTGATCTGCGATATCCCCGCACCAGCGATCGTGATAGTAGAAGCATCAGCAAAGTCGTACCAAATGAGCAATCCCGGATCGTTACTAGGTTCCCATTCTTGATAGATGGGTCTCCTAGATCTGTAAGGGTGGTCACTCGGCAAACTGGTCTGAAGTTCTCGCTTCCAAGCAAGATACCCTTCCAGCCGTTGTCGGGTTGATGTGGATATGCTCGAGGTTACAATAAAGTCACCAAGAATGTTGTTTCCATCAGCCGAAAGAAGTTGAAAGTTATCACAAAGTTTTGGGCCGTTATCGGCAGATGTGTGATTCATAACTGAATTTCCAGCTATCCACGCTTTCTTGTTTGTAGCACCATCAAATTGAGTCGTGATAAGTCGAAGACTTCCTCTCGAATATCCTGATAAAAGAGTTTGTCCACCAAGAGTTGTTGTCGAAGCTCTATAACTGAGTAAGGATGCCGCACTAGTAAATACCGCATGATTTACCGTAGTTGAAGTTCTTGCCGCGAAAACTCTAGGCCCAGAGGTCGTATTACCTGTTGTGGGATCGGCTGTCATTAAGGCTGTATAGGCGGAGTTAGTCCACGGGATAGATGCTGTTATATTTAAGCCTACGCTACTCCCACTAGACCACCTTGCTGTTGCCTTAGACCCATCCCATGATGGACGGTCTGTATCTGTGCCTTGTGTTAGTGTATACCCGCCAGATATCGCTTTGTTAGTTAGGTTTGAGATTCCCGCACCTGTTATAGTCACGGTGCTGCTATCAGCAAAGTCATACCAAATCTTCAAATCCGGATCGTCGCTAGGTTTCCACTCGTAGGTAGGCGTAGCCGTTCTATATGGATGTCCGGCTGCAAGCGTGATACCGTGTTTCCATGCAAGGAACCCCTCGATTCTTTGTGCTAAAGAATCGCTGTAGCCGACGACCGTATAGCTATCGTCTACTGCTATTAAGTCAGCAGAATTTCCATTATTTAAGATTGCTCTGGCTGCCGTGAAGGGGACTGCGGTTCCGCCAGTCGTAATTGCACCGTTTATTGACATACTGAGGGATGTCCCGCTAACTCGGACACCTAATAACACTTTCGTCCCGGCTGTATAACTAACTGCTGAGTTCGACACACTTCCGCCCGTTCCGACAACACTACTATACGCGAACCAAGAGTCCGTAGGTTGCCAGTATCGCAAGGATAGACCCGGATGATTTATGCCCAAATGATTATCAATGTTTGCAATATAATGACTTGCAACCTTAGTAGACCGCGCTACAACGTACATCATGCAATTCCCGGTCGTCATCGAGGGAATATATTGCAATCCTGCGGCCGTAGAGTCGGGTTGCCACTCTACTGTGTCGAGGTTCACACCGCCACTATCTCTGCGTACCTGTCTAAATGCCATTAAACATTTCCTCTCTCATAAATATCCTGTCACATTTCTATGGAACTGTTACTTCGAAATACCACCCTAAATCATGGCCGTTAGAATAGGTGCTATAACTCGACCCGCTGTTTGTGGAAATTTGTAGAAGTCCAGTTGTCCCATACCACCCCCCTAAGACACCCGATATCCCTGAGAATCCCAAGTCTGTACCAGAAGCATTGATAATCATCCATGTATGCAAGTCTTGGATTGTTGACGGCCACCACTGATTAGACGTTCCTCCTGTAGCACTATAAAGTTCTAGGTAGTAGGTAGATCCTCCGGTAATGACGATAGGACTTGAAAAGGCCCCACTTCCCCATTCTGGAATTGTTCCAGTCCCCGGAGTGATGCTGGAGAATTGTGTTTGAGAGATTGTTGTTGTCCCTAACACAGTGACTTGGTTCGATGCCAAGATTCTAGCGGTTAAGTCTCCCGGAGATCCCTGTCTGTTCCCTGCGAACCAAATTTTTTTAATAGTAAAGTTGTCGCCAAACTCGATTGGTAATACTTGTCGAATCCTCGTAGATCCGCCGAATGGCGTAGACTTTTCGTTTGTGTTTGCGCTAAAACATGAGGACGAAGGAAACCCCCACCAAAAGTCAGTGGTTCCATTGTCGTCTTTGTCTAAGTGGAATACTACGTTGGGAGCACCCTGCCACTGAGTCCGTTGGTTAGGGGCAATGGAGGTTCCTCCCTTATTTGTACCTGCAAAGATGGTAAAGATGTTTGTGTTCCCTATAGTTGGAGTTGAGAGAGATCTATTCTTTGCATATAGATCAGAAGTGTTTAGAGAGATATAGTTTGCTGCAGGAGAGCCGTTCGTGTTGGTGATTAACATGTGATACTGAACGCCTTTTGTGACAAGGGCGTTCTGGACTGTTAACGTTGTTGTTCGAATATTTGCAGCGTTCATCTGTGCAGCAGTTCCTGATAGAGTCCACCCTGTTATGCCAGATTGTTCTGCTACCACCGTAGCCGATGGAGCACCACTTCCGTTATCAGTCCTTATCGATAGAGTGTAAGTACCTCCGTTACCTGCTGAGTAACCCCCTGCATTATTGCCCTTCCACCATAAAGAAACCTTTCGAATCCTTCCACTTCTAGGAGGGACAAACGATAAGTAGGTAGCGGTCGGCCCTGAGGTAGCCCCTGAAGTTAAGAATATATTGTTGTTATTAGTACAAAGAAGTTGCGTTCCCCGATTCTCATTTACTACGGTAGGGGGATCGATTATATCATCGTATTGCGTCAAGTAGTTGAACATGCCGTCAAGGCCATCTCCGCCCTTACGAAGCTGCACTATCTCATCTGCTGTTAGCGCCCTATTCCATAAAGCCAGAACATCCAGATGTCCCCTACCGGGATGTAAGATTGTGTTTGCTGCGGTAAAGTGCCCGCCTAGACCAAAGTACCCTCCTACGGCAGATCTTGTTCCGGGGGTAAATGCTATAGGAGTTTCTCCGTTGACACTAAAGGTGTGTGTGCCGCCAGAACCTTTGAATACGATGTCGTAGAAAGTATTGCTAGTGCAGGTTATTGTAGAGGTAGCCTTGATAGCGTTATCTACCACTAACTCAAACTTATTAGTCGTGCTCTGCTGTAACCTGACGTTTTGAGTGGATGGAGCGCCTGTAGTATTCAAACAAAAGATGTTTCTAGTCGATGCGTCAATCGTCCCTGTTTTGTGTCGAGCGAAAACGGTATAATTACCATAGCTACCTGAGTAAATATCCCACGACGCTGGAACTGTGCCCTTAAGATACACAGTGCTAGGTGTCATGGTCAAAGGTAGGGCGTTATGAAACTTCCCTGCTACTGTTGCTGCTTGAGTGCCGGTAGCGGTAAATACCGTACCCGCTATAAGATCAACAACATCGGCTCTTGGAGTTGCTAAACCGCCCGCTCCCGGCCCTTGAATGAGTGAGATTAACCCATTGTCGAGAGTGGAAATATCTGTTGACGTATTGGGCACCTTAAAGAACAAGCATGAGTTAGTTACTACATCGAAGCTCTTAGTGGTGATTCCTGATGCAATAATACTTCCATAGAATGAGCCACTAGTCCTTGGCTGCGTAACGGTGTTGTCCATGTATTTGGCATTGACCGCAAACAACAAATTCCCTAAAGAGGTATTAAAAGCACCCTCTGCAGTAATCTGAGTGGAGATATTAAACGATCCTCCATGGAGAATTATTCGAACCTTTGACCGTTCAAACAACGCTGTCAGACACAGTTTGGTATCTAATGGGATTGCGGTTGACGAAGTATTTGTGATGGTTTGAGCAGAAGCGTTCTTGTAGTTGTACTGGATGAACCCACTAGAGGTGATATCAACCGTAATAAAGGATCCTGTCACAGTAGCGTTTCCAAATGAGAATAAGGTCTCATTGGATACTGGTAGCCTAGTGATATCGAAACAGTAGGATACGATTATGGGACTAGAGAAAGGTCCTGATCCAAAATCAGCTCCAAGCGCAGAAATAAGCCCGATACTTGAGTTTGCTTTGATTCCGTTAGTAGTTCCTAGATTGACCAATCGCGCATCGTTATCGAAGATATCAAAGGCCATATCTCCGTTAAACAAACCACCCTTACTAGTAATTACTTGTGCTACATCAGGGACTCCAAGGGTAACAGAGCTACTATCTTGAGGGTTGATTGCGCTCAAAACAGTTAGCCCGGTGTTAGTCTCAAAAGTCGCTGTGCTTATGGCATCCGTCCAAGGCACCCAAGAAACCACTGGTGGTACGACAGTCCCACTACCAAAAATCGACCACCACTTAGCCATATCAATTTCTCCGCTATTTTGTAATGCCTCAATCAGGCTTTCCCTTTCTTTCTCTGTAAAAGTGATCTTCATTTATTTTCTTAAAAACTCTCGGTCATATGAGATTCCAAAGAGATACTGTACCGGCACCACTGTAGACTTCACTCGCAAGGCTTGTCCAAACTTGGAAGGAATAAACGCGCTTCCAATCCGCTCCAACATTCCGATAGAACCATCAAACTCCAACATCGGCAACGCTGTTGCTATTGTGCCATTCCAACTTTCAAAGGTAAGAGTATGTGCAATGTTGTTGTACGACATAGCAAACACTAGGCAACACACATGGTCAACGACTCCCGTATTATTATCACCATCAATAGTTATGCTGGTATCTTCAGTATCAAGGCTGACATTCCAGAAAGTTATTTTCCCCGCGCCTGTGTATAAAGTACTCGAATTTGCCATTTATAAAATCCTATCTTCAAAGTCCAGTTGATTACTTAAAGCCACGTCTTTAGGATTCATCCCCATGGCCATACTTGCGATATTTATCGGGTTAGGTCGAATAATATTACCGTCCCTATCGATTGCTGCGTCCCCACGACGGTTAGTAAACTGTCCTTCACTTACCGCTCGACCTGCCTTATAGACACTACCTGCTGCAGCATTGACTGTGCCGATAAAATCTTGTGCTGCCTGTTCGTAATTGCCTTTACTGAACTCAGTCAATGCGTTTCCAAAACCGCCGTACCGCATATAACTTCCAAAGACCACCCCTGTGGTTGCATCGGCAAAGGCTTGTCCAAGTCCTCCCTTGCTAGGATCTGCTAGGTTCCTTGCGACATCACCCGATTGAGGGAGAAACTCCCCTGCACTTAGAGATCCCGCAAGTGTTGGAGCTTCAGGGACCAAACTCGCCAAGGCTCCATAGGTTACGATATCGGAAACCATTTCATCGGTGGCATCTTCGAGTTCCTTTCTGAGACTATACCCAAAGGCTTGCGCCATTTTGATAGCATCTGGAACAAACGGGATTCCGTTAGCTCCAACAATCGTCATGATGCCACCAAATGCTCTAGCCACTGCAGCAACACCATCTCTATCCCCTTTAGCCGCCAGGCTCAACCATGTGCGCCACAACCTTAGCTGTTGGCCTTGGTACATCTTAAAGGCTGTCGGGATTCTCATATACCCACTAGAGAAGGTTGGTCTATTTCCTTTGGTGTTGTAAGGGTTTACCGACCGCATCCAATTCTTTGCACCATTGTACTGGTCTGCGAAGTTGTTATGCACCCCATCTAGGGCATTGAAGTGGGCAATGAACGATGTCCGGTTAGCCAAGTGTTCTGCCATGGTGAACATGAACATGGTTTGTTCCGCTGTTTTCTGCAGTCCACCCTTGTCCGCCCAAGCATTAGCCTCCCATTCAGTACTGGCATCAAACCCAAAAATTGCTTCCTTGTTTGCCAACTTTAATGCTTGAGCCAATCGAGCTTTTTTAGGGTCGTTACTCTTTGCATATTTTTCTACGAGCTTATTTCCGCCCGGCAACGAAAGGGTTGCTGCGAGTCGAGCACTGTTTCCAATAGCCAGTTCAGGGCTAACTGGCCTCAAACCTTTCTTTCTTCGTAAACTGTTTAGCGAGGAAATATTGGGATAGGTAACAAGTGTTGCTCCAATGGCGCTGTTAAGGGCCGAAGAGACTCTTCCTGCCAACGTGGACATCACATGAACTTGTTGTACTCCAGAAACAAACCTGTCTGTCGCGGTTGGTTGTCCTAACTGCAGGGCCAATTTCTCCCGAAGGAAGTTTGTCGTCTGGCTATTCTGCGGAAGTTGTTCAATCTTGGCTCTTGCAGAAGCGTCCACCATTGTTTGAGTATTGAAATACGCTGCCTTTCGAACAAAGGTCATTAACGCTTTTCGAGAGTCCGCTTCATACCCCGGCAAAGGAACCACTTCTATGTTGCCTGATATCGGATTCTTCATCCTGATGAGGTTGTCTCTGGCAAGAAGGTTGGTCAACACTCCTTGTCCGCTCACGCCCAACTCATTCCCTAACGCAGCTAGAGAGTCCTTAACACTAGTTGCGACCGATTCCAAATCTGCAGGAGCATAACTCTTTGTTCCGGGCTGTTTAGCGATAGCTTCAACTATTTGCTTGAATCCTGATTCCTGCTCTGCTCTGGCAATAGCCCCTTCTAGACTTCCTAAAGTATACTGCGCTCTTTGGCCTAAGAACTCTGAAAGAACTTTTCTCTCTACCTTCCTTGAAGGATAGGCTTTCTTTAAGGTCGCCTCCATTCTCTGAGCTTCTTTTGTGGTCTTGTGAAGAGAGAAGTGGAGTTGATTGTCTTTGGAGTCGGTCATTACCACCGAGTACTTCCCTTGTCGAATCAAAGGAGCATACGGAGAATTTTTCAGACTGGTTCCCAGATCATTGAGCTTTTGAGTATAAGTAGCTAAAGCATTATTAGAACTTTGCTCCCACATATCCAGAACTTTCAATCCTACTTGCTGACCGGGAGTAAGAACTGCAGGTAGCGGATTCCCTTGAGTCTTATCGAAGTAGAGCTGTCCAATTGAAGAGTCGAGTTCTCGACTCAGAGAACGAACTATTTTTCTTCCCTCAATAGTTATCTCATGCTTTTTTCTTGCTATCTGAGTTGCAACAAGTTGGTCTGCTGTTGCATCGGTCGCCGTCTTGTGGTCGCTGATAGCTTGCATCTCTTTTGGAGTAAGAGGTCGGAACTGGTTAGGGCCTACTGGAACTTTGTAATTCTGATAAAACGCTTGCTCGTTGAAATTAGGTTGAGTGTTCTTAGCTGTCTGCGCTCGCGACAATGCTCCAAAAGCAACTGCGGCTTCCTTCTCACTATACTGAGCATATTTTGATGCTTGAGGCTCTAAATCTGCAAGGGCTGAATGGTAGGCATCCTGAGTAGAAAGGACAATGTCGAGAGCGTCCCGTCCAGTTGTAGCATAGTATCTGTTTGCAGGGGCTTGGCTGTCATCCAATGCCATTTGATTCAAATCCTCTCTTACTGTAGTGCCAAATACAGTCGCTTGAGAAAATTTCTTTAAAGCATTGTTTAGTCCTTCAGGAGCATAGCTAGTATTCCAGAACCTATCTATGCCAGCTCGAATAGCTTGTTGGTTATGTTTCTGATTATTTACTACCAACTTACCTGCAGAACTGGAAGCTACATTGGTGGGGAGTCGAACCGCACCTCTTTGGCCCCCAAATCTACCTCTGAAGAATTTATCTATCTCTGCTCTGGTGGCAGTCCCTTCTGGCGAAGGAGGCAATCGTAGCTCAACACCACTTGGGTCTATGGCTACCACTGGACCAACTTGCATATCAATCTTGACTTCAGGAGTAAGAATACCGCCTTTAGAGATCTTGTTCCCTGAGAAATCAAATCCGCCAATTTTACTAGGGAGTATTTCCCCACCTGAGATTATGGATTGATTGAGCGTTCCAAGGGGTTTCTCCTCGTAGTAATCTGATAGCTCATGAAGGTGATTGATATCGTTGACAACGCTTTGAGAAGGATTGATTAAACTAGGCAACGTTATTGGAGCATCACTACGCTCATAGAGCTTTGGTCCATCGGCAGGTTGATAGGCATCATTCTCTTCAGGAGTAGGATAGTACAAGCCTTGAGAGAACTCCTGACTGTACGTAGTAGGGACGGCGTTAACCGTCTCGTACAACGAAGGAGATTGAGGAGCTATTTGAGGAGCGTCCTGAATAAGAGAAGGTTCCACCTTGGCAGGAGCGTCTGTCTTATTTACGGTAAGGATCTCTTCTGCTATTGGAGTGGAAGGAGTCGACTTTGTTGGTTCGTAGAAGTTGCTCAAATCTTCAGCATCTTCCTCGTACCCAAAGGACTCGTAGTAATCGCTTGCTACCTTACTGGCGATACCATCTTTAACGACAAGCGTTTTATCTCCAGCACCTACGGTGTTGTCACTAAGGGTAGGTTGACCATCATTAGGGTCTACTGCATCAACAATGCCGCCTGTATCTGTAGCGTTAGGGTCTCCGGGAGTAGAAGAATTTCTAGGAGATCTTCCTGTCACAGAACCAACAACACCACCGCCTATGGTCCCAAGCAATCCAGCGTATCCAGCCCTTTGAGCTGCTTCTGGTAGGGTAGGATCTTTAATGGCTGTTAGAAGGTCAACCCCAATAATAGAGGCAACTTCCTGAGCAAATTCAGTACCACCTTCAGCAAGGGCTTTCTTGATGATAGTCCCTCCGGGTCCGAAGAACCTGTTAGCAATCGTTTCTCCAAGAAGATCGATACCACCTTGCGCTACTGCACCATATCCCTGTTGTGCGATATCACCTCCGGCTCGCTCAACCTCGGTAGCCTTGTTTCTCATTTCAGGAAGGAGAGACATAGCCAATCCGGGCGCACCCATGGTGAGACCTGCAGCTACGGACTTGGCTGTTCCAAGCCCTGCGCCAGTCAAGTCTGCGACAAACTGCTCAGCCGGAGTATCAACTCCAAACCTTTTGTTGCCACCACGACCAAAGGATTCAGCGATATCGGCGTAGCTGTTTAACCCTCTGCTGAGAGGATTCTCTCCGGCCCATGCTTGGATAGTATCACCTGCGAGTCTGGAGGCCCCACTGAGCTGACTACCAAACCAATTATCCATACCTGAAGCTATGCCGCCAGCGGTCGATGCTAAAGTGTCATAGAGACCGCCATCGCTTCTAGGAGCTTGGATAGGAGCAGAAGCAGACACAGGAGCAGAATCACCCTCTGGTATTTGAATAGGAATACTACTGGGATCTTCCAGCGAATAGTTTAGAACTTCATTGATTTGTTCTTCTGGAACCCCTTGTGCTCTCAATTGCAGGATGTCCAGCTTACTCTGATTATTGAGTCTGGCAGGAGCAGGAGCTTGCGAAGGAGCAGGAGCAGGTTCTGAAGAATCTCCTCCCATCCCAAAGAGACTCCAGAAACCAGACGAAGAACTTTTTTCTTTTAATGGAATAGGCTCCCATTGGTTAGTCTCTGGATTCAACTGAACAGGAGTTTTGTCCTTTCCTTTAAATCCTGTAGTCGGATCGGACCTTCCTCTCCCTCTTTTTATGTTAGTAATGCCTTGAGCATTATTGGAACTTTCGTCCATTGCTTTGAGAATAGCATCGTTAGCATCCTCTAGTCTCTTAGCTTCCTTTGTTGCTTGTTTGTCATATGCTGTGGCCCTAGCGTTAGCCAACGACATAGCAGGAGAATAAAGGCCACCTTCAACAAAGATTCTTCCTAAGTCATCCCCAAACGAGCCAAGAACATCAATCGGCTTGTTCTGTGTTCGATATTCGTTGTACAGGTTTCTTACAGAACGGTTGGTTTCAACCTCTCGTTGGTACTTCTCATAGTTCCGTTGGTTCTGATCTTTATTTATTTTTAGGTACTGGTCGGCACGATCTTGTTGTCTGGCTTCATTCTCTAAGTCTTGCGCTTGTTTTTCTGCAGCTCTACGGTTCTGCTCGTTCTGTATACGCGCAGCATCATCCTTATAGATCGCATCTATTGGATTAAAGTTTGGACTTTGGATAAGACTAGAATAGAAATCTGCCATGTTTTATCACTTAAAATAAACTACGTATTCCCTTCCACACGTTACCCAAACCAGATATAGTATTACCTATCTGAGAGAGAGAGTTGCCAGATCCTTGTGTCCCACCCTGACCACTGCCATACCAATTCGCTGTTGCTGGTCCCATGATATTTGCTATCTGAGCTTGCAGTGCTGCCCTGTCTCTGGCGGTATAGTCTGGTCCTCCGGGAGGAGGAGCGACATAAGGACCACTACCACCACCGAAGTTAGAGGTCTGAGTTGGTCTATTGAAGATGTTCCCTGTGGCATCCGCGATTCCGCCAGCATATCCTTGATCTATCCCTGCCCCTTGGCCTGACATAGTAGCTGCAGTTCCTAATGGATTCATACCCAAAAGTTCTCGAAACAGGTTCATCTTGTTATCGATACCTTGCTGTCTGGTTTTGTTGTCGAACTCCGCTAAGTTCAATCCCATGTTTGCTGCACTGGTATCATACCCCTGCTTCAAACCATAGAAGTTATTCAAGTTATTGGAGTAAGTTCCCATGAGGTTGGTTAGACCGCTCATGAGGTTGCCTTGCCTTTCTGCATGTAAGGCTTTAGCTCGCTCAACATCATCAGCTAAGAGCTTTTGGGTAAGATCTGACTGGCCTTGGATTGCAGCACCCGATCCAAATAGCCCACGCTTAGCATAGGCTTTATCGAGCTGCTCACTACCTGTCTTCTGCATCTGGTCGTAGTATGCTGAAGGTGTGTAGTTGTCCGGCCCCATTGCAAACAAGTCTGGATTGAGCTGGTTTACAAGGTCTTTAATATTGCCTAGACCAAGAAAGTCTGGCATCCCACCTGCCAGATTCTCTGGAGTGTCTCCTAGTCCAGGGTACCAGAAATCTGGATTATTCAAGCCCCCATTGGGGTCAACCCCCCCTGAATCAGTGGGCATACCCTGTGGATAACCCTTTGTTGGGCTAGTCTCGGCAGGATATTGAGGTTCCGAAGGAGCTTGTGGGGCTTGCGAAGGAGCTGCCGACCTTCTTCGGTTCACCGCTAATTTCTTTATCCGGTACTCTGAAGCTGCCTTCTCTCCTTGAGCTTTCTGAATCTTCTTGAACTGCGCTCTCTGGCGCTCGTTAAGTCGTTCCTGAACAGAAGCAGGCGCAGCGGTGTTACCGGGCATGGGGGTCTCGCCCCCTTGCTCGTTCTCCTTGCCGTCCCCATCTCCATTACGACCACGATCTGACTTCTTCTTTTTAGGGATTTTTGCCATTACTTTCTTCTTCCTCGTCTTGCCCTTGGGATCTCTGGTCGTGCTTCAATGGCTCTAATTCGTCTCATAGCTGCCAGCATACCGGAATCTGGCTCTCCAGTAGGGACCGCAGGAACCATCTTACGGGCATTGTGCATCAACATGTTGGCTCGCGCCTCTGCAGCTCTTTCCCCGCCGTACAGGTTGCGAATATTGTCAAACCTCATTCGCTGACCTTTAGAAAGGGTATTGGCCGAGGCTCCGGTTCTATCGTGGACTACTGGAATCCTTGGCTGTCCGTTGCCTTGGAGCCAGTTGTTCCGGAAGTCTCCCATTTGAGCTGCCCGCATACCCTGATTAAGATTCGCTTGAGCAGGATTGCGATTCTGGTTAGGTATTCCGGGTACTGATTGCCCAACCATAGGCTTTTGCAAGCCTTGAGCTGCACCAATACCGGCCCCTAATAAGCTACCGGGAATATAATTAAAGCCGGGGTCGGCCCCTAAGCTACCTTGAGGTCGAAAGAATCCGGGATCAATATTCTGGCCGGGGGTATAATTAAAGCCGGGGTCAATATTACCATTCATCCCGGCAAGTTGTGCCGCTATGTCCCCCATGTTCCCCATGCTTCCCATTTGCTTCCCAGCAAGTTGTGCCGCTATGTCCCCCATGTTCCCCATGCTTCCCATTTGCTGACCATACTGGCTCATGAAATTCAAAAGGCTTTTGAACATATCAGGACTTGCTGATGGTCCCATTCGATTATCTGGCATATCAAATCACCCCTTTTTTTACTTGCTTACTTTGTTTAGAAGAGACATCCCTGAAGGAGCAGAATTTATTAGATTCTGAATATCTCCCAACATCCCTGCTCCGGCATTAAATAAAGACTCACTCGTAGCCAATGCCCTATGTCCAGTAGCCACATAAGGAGCATACATATCACGGGCACCGGCTCTTGCTTTCTTCTGTACCCGTAGACTTCTTCTTGCAGCTTTTAAGCGATTCTCTTCCTCTTGCCTTGCTGCTGCTGCTTTTGCTGAAGCTGCTCTTGCTGCGTTAGCTCTGGAGGATGCGGCGTAGGCACTGCGTGCTGCGTGCTCTTGTAAGGCAAGCGCGTAGTCTTTCTCTGCTTGTTTTCCTGCAGCGTCAACAACAAGTTGGTTGGCTTGAGCTTGAGCATCATAGTAATCTTCTAGTCTTCCGGAGGTACCACCAGAGAAGATGTCTTGCAATCCTCCCAGTCCTTGAATGATGCTACCGATGTCCCCAAAGCCGAGGCCATTTCCTTCAACTCGATTTGCTCCCAGTACTTGTGGTGTTGGTAGCATACTAGATCCTCCTGATGTATACGCTGACATTATTGGGGTTATATACTTATCAACTGCATCCGCCGCTTTATCAGTCTCTTTAAAAAATCCCTCATCGTCCAGTCCGGTCTTCTTTCCTACTATATTTGCTCCTGCAGAGATATATTGGCCAGAACCGGGATAGAAAAAATCAGCGACAGGAGCACCCATCTGAACATTGTTCAACACCTCCCCTAGCGCCTTCTTACCAAACTTCTTTACCTTTTTAAAAAAGCCCATCTCTTAAGCCACCTTATAGCAAAAGTTACCATTAAAGGATTGAGATCCTGTGTAGAACGCATAGTTGTTCGGCACATCATCATAAGATATCGGTGCAATAGTAAAGGTAGCTAAACCTGTGTTTACTTGTGCCCGTAGGAACCTTAATCGCGTACCTACTCCATTATAAAAAGGGAAACATGCTGCATTGGGAAGTGCTGCAGCTACTTCGCTTATGGGTAGAGTGATCCCTGTAGTTCCTGCTACGGAGGTAAGGTTCACTGTGAACCAACACCAAACAAATATAATCCCAGAATCACCAAGGGGCATCTCTATGATCTCGCCACCTCCAGTTATAGCCGTCCCACCACCCACCATGGTGATATCTGCATTAACTATCACTTTTGTAGGAGGGGCGACCACTGACTTTTTAGCCAGGTTTTCAAGCCACGACTTCATTCTAAAATCAAAGCGTCCCTCTCTGGGTAATCCTAAGATTGTCATAAAAAGGTTACATCCTCCTCTATTCGAGCTATCCTAAATGCTGCAGCACTGTCGGTAAATATTTCGTACTGACGTTCTCGATAGTGGCCTAAAGCCTTTAATCGATAACAAGCATACTGATAAGTCGCGGCTGAAGGAGTTAGAGTTCTCGTTGCTGTGATGGAAGTGCTCCCGTTGTTCTTATAACGAACGGTAACTACTGGATACTGACCCGAAATGGGTTGTTGCTCAACATAGATTCTTAATTCAGTCGATTTTTTAACCTTATTAGTGCCGTGATTTATCCATCCAGTGGTAATCCCTTTTCTTTGGGTTTCCGTTCCTGCAAATCCTGAGTGGTAATCTTCAGCAAGAACACCAACTTTTACTGAATCAGCACTTCCCGCTATTAAGGTTTCTTTCTCAATATAAGGAAAGCTCAATAAACAGCTCCATCCTAATCCTATGCTGGAAGTAGTGCCCCAGTCCCACTCATAAGAGTCTTGATTGTCCAAGTCATAAACTAACGCTTTAGTTCCAGGATTCGCCCTATCATTTATGAATAAGAGTCTCTTGCCTCGATACATAACGGCATACATTTGAGTAAAGCTGCCAAGTTGATAAGAAAGATTCTCCATCAGGTAAGCATTGTAGGAGAATGGCAAAAGCTGAACCTGCCTTCCATCAGAAGTAAATAACCTCTTTTGGTAATCGATGAAGTAAAGAGCATCGTCAAACTTACAAACACTCCCCCCTGCGGCTACGCCAACATTGATAATCCCTCCGGGAACTAAGGGGAATGAACTCCCGTCGTATTCTCGAATCTCTATATTCTGTGGCCCAAATACCAACAGATTTCCGTTTAGAGTTTCTAACGTTGTAACGTAATCACCACTAGATTCGGCAGTAAAAAAATCTCCTGCTGTCCAAGTAAGAGGATCTCCCACATTGGAGAATCGAACAATATCGGTGCTTACTCCAGTTGGAATGGTTTCAGACGCAACGATCATATTATTTAAGTATACGGCCTTTCCAATCCTTGTGGAGCCCCATGCCGGAGTGAATCCTGCGCTGGTTAGATTAAAATTTGTCTCTGATGTAGGGTTTATATAGGTATTTATATTCTGGGCAGAAGGATAACTAAGGAATAATTTAGAGGAAGCCGTGTAAGAAATTATGCTTGGCTTCTGACTAATTGATAATCCCAACGTTAGAGTCGTCGTCAACTCTCTATTTGTCGTAATAGAGGTAGGTCCGCTATTTATATTCAGCTCATCCCAGTAGACTGTTGCTCCATTTCTGGAGCAAGTTAGTATCTTATTGGTCCCATTGGTCCTTTGAACCATACCTTCAACAATAGAACCCGCCAAGCCCACATTTTCAGTAGCCTTTACTCCCGGTCTGGAGCGGATTGTCCCAGTAATATCCACATACATATTCCGTTTAGGCCCCATGAACTTAGGATCGCTAGTCGGCTTAGGATCTGGAATACTTGGAGCGTTGTGGGGTATTGGATAGGTTGGCATTGGTTAATAATACCCCGATCTGACGGGGTTGGTAGGCCGTTCACGAGTACTTAATTTGGCAATTTTGAGCGTTCTAATTGCTTCCTGCCTCATGGTTTGTCGTTCATTCATCGGGCAAGAATATTCATGGCATAGTTCTGCAGCAGTAGCATAAATTAGCGCACTGCCCCACGTGCTAGACATTTGCATAGCATCTGTTCCGGCTCCAAAATCCTGAAAAGGTCGCAACACTTCAACATCGATATAGTAAACCTTATCTGGAATTGGACTTAACAACAGAGATTGAATATCAGAAGATCCTCCACTGGGGATAGCGCCATAAACAGGCTTGCCAATATCAGTAGTGTCGTTTTGCAGTTCAAAATGATCGGTAGATTCCTTTATTTCCAAAGGAATGACATCCGATCTAGTACTTACCGTAGCTATTGTGGCTTTTAATATGGCCATTATGTTTGTAACACCACTACCTGTAAGGGACACATAGTTCTGAGAGGCTACGGTAGGGACCGAGATATTAGTGAACCTCCAAGGGGAAGTATGCGCTCCACTCCACTCCTTTAAGACACCATTGAGAGCTTGGGCACCGTTGGTTATCATCTCTGCTTCGGCGGTTTCACCAATGCCTAACACTCCGATCTTCCGAAGTGCCGACTTAATAATATCGTCTCTGGTTAATGTCCAACTGTACCCAAGCGCCATGATTACACCGTGTCAAAAGTATACTCAACATCCAACTGAATAAACCCGGTAGTTGCTGCAGTACCAATAGTTAAAAGCAAGATATCGATTGTATCCGCTACTGTGAACAGCTTACAGCAGGGATTAGCGAAAAAGTTGGCTGCAGTGATGTTCGCACCGAGTCGAGCTTGAGCTGAAGTTCCGAAGTGACCACCCGCCTGAGCTAAGGTACTACCATCGAAAAATCTATCAACATCATCACTATCTCCAATATCGAGCGTAATAGTATTGGCACCACTATCTATGTCCGAACAAGCAAGATACATGTCAACGATCTTTGCTCCGGCTGGAATCTTCACCATCTGCAACACATCGTTGTTCGCAAGGGTAGCGGAATTATCGGTTCCTATTGTGAATAGACCGCTAACTCTCCTAGTCCCCGTGATATGTCCCTTGCCTTGCTTGGCATTAAAAGCGGTTTGTCCGCCAGCTTGATATGTAGGCATGTCTTATAATTCCTTTCTAAAAATTTATATCTGTAAAGTACCAAATCCCTAAGTAGGAATTACAGTCCAGAGATGTTTGTTCTAGTAGAGTAAACGCTCAACACTCCATAATCCTTGGAGTTAAACGTTGACTTCTTAACACCAGCCATCATGTTCCACGAGTACCCCTTCTTCTCACCATAATCGAAATCTCTTTCTATGGTGTAAGGACGCTTGCCCCATGCCCAACACCCTGCTTGAGCACCTAGAAAAAGGTTTCTGGCAAACGCTTGAGAGCCAGCACCGCCATCCGTAGCAATAGAAACGTTCTCATGCTCATGCACGATTACACCATCCCAAACAAAGTCAGCATTACGGAACAATGGGTTGTCTTGGCCACGCTCACGAGCTTCTCGGTTAGCTTGCTTGTACTCGGAAGTCATTTTGATATCAGCAAATACATCGGGATGCACGAGCATGATATAAAACTCCTTACCATCAATCCGAACTGGTCTTATTGGAGTCTGAGTTCTGTTACCCCCAGTCCTTGCCCAAGTCTTGATCTTGGTAATAGTATCGAGTGTCAACAATGAGTTCGTGGCGTTAGTAAGAGCAGACTTAGCGGTAGCCTCAACTGTTGTGGCTGTTAGGACTGCGGAGGAGTTGTTGTAGAATATTTTAGAAGGAGCTAGTTGCAGAGCTGCAAAAGTAAGAGCATCGATCTTCTCTGTTCCCCAAACTTTCAATGCTGAACGCGCTTCGCTTGGCATATCCCAAACTGGCCGCTTTTCATCCAAAGAACCTCTGGTTCTTACTGCGTGCCTGTAGAGCTCTAACTCTACGTTAAAATCGTAGGTTTCTAGTTCTTCTTCGTTCCCTTCTAGCGGTTGAGTGCCGGTAACCCCTGCACCATCAAGCCGCTGAATAAGACCAAAGGTAATCTTGTCACCCTTTTGCTTTTCAAGCTGTGTTTTTTCTTGGAGAACAGAACCCTCATCCTTCCCTAGAAATCGAGCAAAATAGCTCTCCTTCATAGAGTCGCGAAATAGCTTCTCTTCCCACGCTAATTTTCGTAGGTTGTTACTGGTAGAAACCGACGTATCTGACATTTTTATAATCCTCGTTAAAAATTAGAAACGAGAATTAGTGGTGCCTACTTTTTCTTTAAGATCCTATCGATCTCTGCATCACTAAGTCCCGCAACATCTTCACGGGAAACCGGACGAGACTGAGGCACTCTTCCACGTTGTACTCCATTGACTCCGGGCTGACTTGCTTGAGAAAGATTCTCAACTACCTTACGGGCAGGTGAGGGCTTTTGAGGTTTTCCAGCTAACTGGGCTTTTAAAGCCTTATTCTCTTCTAGCAGGATAGTCGCTATTCGTACCGCCTTAGCCCTGTTTGCAAGGTGAACGATCTCCGTTCCTGATGCATACTGATAGGGGTCTTGAATAAAAGCAATTACCTTCTCTTCCGGAATTCCATCGGATAACAACACGGAAGCAATATCATTGTTCATCTCTTGCCAAGGCTGAACGTGCTTTCTTACCGTATCCTTAGCGACTTCCATGGCGTGCTCGCCTTGGAGTTCCCTATCTCTGGTTTCGATTCGTTCAATCTGTCCCTGAAGTTTAGCCACTTCCCTTGGGGGGAGAGTGTCTTCTTCTTCAGTCAACTTGGCTTCAAGTTGTGAATGAGCTTGCCTTAATTGCGCTCGTAGTTCGCCGATCTCCGTTGCTCTGCGCCCCAAAAAACTTTGGGTATCGCGCCTTTGATTCTTGAGATTGGCGTTCTCTGCTTCAAGTCTGGCAAGCCTTGCCTCGATGCTCTCGCCTTGCTGTTTTGTTGGAGCCTGCTCATCTACAGGTTCTTCCTCTGGCTCATCGATGCCTTCTTCTTGATAGTCCTCATCAGACGAATCTAAGAAAGCATCAAGATCCTCATCACTGGCTTCGTATAAATCAATGTATTCCTGCTCTTGAGTTTCGGAATCTCCGGTTGTCTCAAGGGTATCTGTTTCGGTTGGTTCCATGGTTGGAATTCCTTTTATGGTTATGATTACTGGTTAAGGATTCCCGGTGCGGGGAATTGCCCTTGTTGCTGCTGTTCTTGTGCTTTTAGTTGATCAACTTCCTTCTGCTGTTGCTCCATCTGGTACCGGAATTTCGGAGGAACAATGCCTTGAGCAAGAGCCGTCTTAGTTGTCTCCATCTCGGAAGTAGCTTCCTGAGCAGAGGCTTGAGCTTGTTGCTGTTGGCTATAGGCAAGTAACATCTTGTCTTTCGCTTCCTGCGGAATATCCATGTACTCAATGATAACAGGGAAGGGAACGGGTTGCCCCTGCTGCGCAAGTTCTTTTAACACCAAAAGAGTAGCTACACGCATAGTCGGACTGAAAGCGCTCTCACTTACATCTACATCGTACCTACTCAAATCAGAGGTTTCGAATAGAGCTTGTATTTCCTCATCGGAATACGTCTCTGCCGGTTGGCCTCCGATCATAGACCCTTGTTGTTTCGCTGCAGATTTCCTGATCAGTCTCACGATTCTCTTAGGAGTATAATACTTTTGGATGTAATGAATGAGCAATTTGGCTAACTGTTTCTTAGCCTTAATTAGATTATCAAACAAATACTCATTTCCTGCAAGCATCATTCTAACTTGCTGCATCAATATAGCCCCATCGGTGCCAGTAGCTACAGGCTGAGCTTTTATATTCATTATGGCCGTCAACTGAGCATCAGCCATTGCAATCAACTGAGCAACTTCGGCAGGGAACTGGGTACCTGATTCTCTTACCGGACGCTTATTAACATCGGTAAGTCTTTGAGTCCAACCGGGAGTCGATGAGTTTCTGATGAACTGGTTCTTGTCATGCTCATCAGGAAACGTTGAATCATCATAGTAGGTGATGTCAGATATCATTCTATTAACGATATCAATCGTTTGACTCGTTCTCTTGTTCAATTCCCTCTGAGGGTCCATGGCGGACCTGACCTTCCCCCAGAACCTGCCTCTACGCCTCTTGCCATAGGCAGGGATGAGATTAAAAGTGTCTCCGGGTACTGGAGCAGGAGACTTATCATATACCAACACACCACCTACGATGACAGTCTTTCGCATCTTTGGAGAGTATCTTGGAGCGGTAATTACTCCGGGAATAGTCGCAGCTCTTTTGACATCCTTCTTTGACCACCCCAAACCATCGTACACCCCGGAGGTTGGTTCATATACCATGGCAGGAGCATAGAAGTATTCCTTTCGAAGCATCTCCAATAGCAACACCTCTCTGCGGGAAACGTTCACCAAATCGGTCGCGCTTAAATCCACTGAGCTTTGAGTGCCATGGGCGTAAGGGTCTTTGATGTCGGCAAGGAAGGACTCTTCGTTTGGCTTTTCTTGAAGGGCATCCCAATAGGTGTCAATCTCTTCGGCATATTCAGGGAACCTTGCCTTTGCATGAGATAAACTAAGCCATTGATGCTTGGTATCCACCTCTCTATCAGAACCATCCAACTCATCGTGTGGACCTAACCTTGCTCTTTCCCAAGGGAATCGAGTAATCCCCACATCCCCTTCGATATTGTTAGAAAAGTCCACCTTGACGTGGAATAAGCCTAAACCCCCGATACAAATATCGAGAAAGACTTCACTCTCAACCATTTGGAAGTTGCTAAAACTACAAATATCCTTTGCCACAATGTTAAGGATATCCGCCTTCCTTTGGTCTCCATCTTCTAGTGGTGTGTATCTGAAATCACTTCTATTCTGCCGTTGAAACCCACACAAATCATCTATGCCGGTCTCTATCTTGTTGATAGTGAGAGCGGCCCTACTGGTTGAATTGAGCTTTTGCTTAACCTCCTCGTCCCATTGTTGTCCACAATAAAACTCTTCAGCCTTATCAAACTCCTCATAAGACTCTTCGGTCTGAGCCATTAAGTCCCTATAGATGTTAACGACTTCGGCAACTTTGGAAGTGTCATCATCAAATAAAGGATCATCCTCATCCCTATCTTGGGGTTCAAAGACTTTAGGGTACTCCTGCAGAAGATCATGCCCATGCGCCTGACCATCCTTATCCACTGCTAAGTCCACATACCAGTACCCTTCTCCAACAGGCTGGCCGGTCGTAGGGTCGAGCGAAGGGCTCATCCACATAACCGAGTGGCTATGACCATCATCAACAGAGGTGAGGGCTATCTGGTTGTCATTATCAAGGAAAACAATATGGTCGTGCCCTATTACTGGATTAGGGGTTGTCTTAGTGAATTTCGTCATACGGTCATCCATCCATGTCCAGAATTAGCTTGCAACATCTCTTGATACTTCCTCTCATAGGCATCCTCTTTAGACTCTTGGGGCTTAAAGAGGGCAAACCGAAAGTCCTTAAAGAGATCATATTGATACGACAACGCATCCAAAGCATCATCGTGCCAAAAGGGAAACTTGTCCATCTCTTCTTTTAATCGCTTACGGTAGTTTTCAGGAATCCCCTTCGAGACTTTGATTTTCCCGTTACTCAAGGGCCAACTTAACGCCGATTCTATCCGATACGCCTTCTTCCTGCCAGCGGGATGGAGCTTTACAAGGTTCTCATTCTCCAAAGTAACAATCCTACCCTTGGCGCGAAGAGCATTAGCTACATGGATGTCTATCATACTACTTCCGATGCTCTCTATTCCCACCCGGTAGACAATTCCGTTGCGAAGGAACATGTCGACAATGTTTTTCATGGCATCATCAAAGGCCATGGGCTCAATAATCATGTCCAGAATGTACAAATCACTCTGTCCAAGCTCATCCATGTAGGGTCTCACCCCACAAATCATCATAGCCCAACTATCCCTTGCTCTTTTGATGGTCTTTTTGTCACCTGCAGGGTCGATAGTGAAAAATTTGAACAAATGTTTAGGCAAATCGTGGGGCAACACCTCCTCGAGTAGCTCTGAGGTGATCTTCCTTATCTCTCCAGTACGCCTTGGGTCAATAAGTTGCTGTGTTGCGTAAGCAATCGGGTCAACTTTAAGTTCCTCATTCCTTTCGTGAGGCAACAGCACAGGCTCTCCATTAAACTCCCCATCATGGGTCGCTGGTTTTTTTCTTACATGATACAAATCATTCCCAGACGTGTCCTTTTTATTCAACAACTCGACAAGAATGTCATTGAAATCATAGATCGTTCCAGTCACCCTATGCTTTCCGGTCATGGTTCCTAAGTTTGCACTCATGTAGAACCGACTTTTGACCTTGGCTACTGAGGCTTCAGTCTCAACAAGGTCCAGTGTTGAGATATCATCATAGATTCTATACGAAAAGTGCTTAGAGGTAGGCATACCTTCAATTAGCCCATAGGCTTCAAAGCAACTTTCCTTTTGCATCCCCGTTCGCTTCAACACCAAGCCATCATCCTCTGACCACTTAGGGGCTTCCTTGTGGGGTTCTTTCCAGCACACTTGAGGGAACATATCCTTTAGTAGATCTGACTGCTCAAAAATGTTCTTGATCCCTCTTAAGAAAGCCTTTGCTACTGGTCTATTGTAGGCAAAAATACCAGTAGTTTCTTCAAACCCTTCTAGGATAGCCCTTTTGATTCTATTCTGGATAGGCTCTGCCGTGGTAAGGATGGTCGTCTTAAAATGTTCTCTTGCCCATAAGTCTAACGTCCTATTCTTAGGACCTTGCTGCACTTCCTTACAGACATCAACTACCCATGGATGATTAGCAGGGGGAACTTTTAGTATAAAATAAACGACAAACCATAAGTCGTTAAAGAATAATTCTCTATATGTGTCAAGCTCGTTATAGGTTCCTTCCTTAACCTTACTTAGTATCTCCTCATAGTCATACAAGTACTTTGCATCAGGAATAGGGTCGAACTTCATTCCGTTCAACGTCAACCCTTTTTTATCTTTTAATGTATGTTGTGACACAAATAAGTTATGTTAAATTGTATGTACGAAACGGCTTTTGCCATCCCTGCTTTGCAGTGCTATCAGTACAAGTCGGCGATAGCCAACCCTACCAGTCAATAACAAGGAATCTGTCTGTTCCTACTAATTGTTCAGCTACGTTATACCCCTGATCTATCAGAGAGTTCGTCAACTCCAAGGATGTCGGTTTCCACTTGGTAATCTTGATTCTAGTAGAGTCTTTTCCTGCTTTTCGTGCAACGATAAGCTCTTTTGTTATCTGCTCGTACGCTGCGTCGAGGATTGCCTTGTCAGCTTTAACTCCATCGACAGCGATATTTTTAAGGTCGGACTTTTTTATTAGCTTGTCTTTCATACTAAAACACTATTAAAGATATATTGTTTGTCAAACAAGATTATGGCCTAAAACAAAATGCGTTACGGCCTACGGTAGCAAACCCTGTTTTACCAACTCGTGTGGTAAAACATCATTATAGCCTAAAACAAAAAATGCGCTACAACTCGTGTGGGGTTAAGCATAGGTGATGGGGATCTTTCGCGCCTACCCTTGGGGGCACACCCCCCCCCATCCATTGATCCGAAATCAAAAAACAAAAAACTTTAGACCATATGTTCTATTGGTAGGATGTAACCCAAACCAAGAACGTTACATACTGAGGAAACTTTACGCCAAAAAAAAATTTTTTTAATATAGGCACTTTTTTCTATGCACTATATATATAGTATCAAGATCCATATGCATGGCTGTACATCAAGATGATAGTTACATACTGAAGAAACTTTACGCCAAAAAAAAATTTTTTTTTAATATAGGCACTATATAGTTTACCGGCTAAAAGTCGAAGGTTTCTTCCTCGTCAAGCTCATCCGTTGACCATACCGGTTCGGGTTCGTATTCTTTTTTGGGGATGATTGGCGCGCTATTATATACAGCAGGATCGAAAGAGGAAGGGAACGGGTTCATACTGGGAGAGATGTCAGGTAATTTTTTTGGGTCTTTTGGAGTGATGTCAATCGGTTTTAGGTGCTCTGTGAGGTCTACGCTTGTATACTTTACCTCGCTCTGACTAGTCGCCTCGCCTCTCTCCAATCGTCGTATATTATTTAGGTTATTAAGTGAGTTAGTGAGTTGAGGAAGTGATGCCTGGGAGCATTTTTCTTGTGTTATGGAGTCAAGAACCATTTTTATTTTTTGACTTAAAACAACATCCAATGCATTGAAGTATTCTTTCAATGCCGGCTCCATCCGAGTGATCTTTTTATCAAATTTTTTCACGGCATTTATCAAAGATCGCACTTCAACACCGTGATTTTCCGCGATATCTTTGTAGGTGAGTCCCGAAGCTCGCTCAAGTTTGATCTGAACCATCAGATCGTCTGTATAATTCTTTAACAGTGTCCTGCCCATAATTTCCCCCAATCAATACATTCCTAATCCACAACCAATAGCATATCACAACACGTGTGTTCTCATCATTATGATGTTTGAATCCGCTCTTTATACTTTTAGAATGTCTTGCGGATATTAAGGACAACCGAATTTTTTTTTGAAACCTTTACACTTTCTTTCAAAAATAACATGGTTTTCACTCAAAAAGAGTATAAAACCGCTTGTTTATACCAGTAAACAGTGTTCTTATCCTCCAATATAATTTACATTATACCAAAACTAACTGAGTATTTTCATGCTCTTACATCGTTTTTATACCGTTATACCGTTTTTATTCTAAACCTTTCTAAACTCTCTCTCCTCTCTCTTTTCTCTGTAGCTGGTAGCAACACACGCTCTCCAGCTCCTCTTGTCTCCAATTATCTTAACTCCTTGTAAAAAAAAGAGGTATAAAAGCATAAAAACCTCGTAAGCGTGTGTTGTTATTAAGGAAACACCATAAGTTATATTAAAAAATCAGGGTATACCTGGGTATAATCAGATCAAAAAAAAGAATAAAAGGTATAAAAAGAGAATAAAAGTAAAAATATATTGAAAATATACTTAAACAACATTGATAGTACATTAGAGATCATGCTAATATCTTATTGTGAGTTGGAAATGAAACAACGACAAACAACTTGGTAGGGTAGAGATTCCGGAGTCGAGACGGAAAGAAAAAAGTCACTCGAAGTTACTGTAAGTAAGTAGCGGATAGCTGGTGTACATTAAAACATCGGTTGTCTGGTATTTATTAAAACAACGAATGAAAACAACGAATTAAAACAACGAATGAAAAAAAAGGAAAAAACAATGAAAATAAAACCGATTACAGACTTTTCTTTCGCCAAAAGCTACCGGGATTTTTGGAAACTTAAGATCGATTTTGACGTAGTTGATCAAGTCGAAGGTCGTACCGTGAGCGGGACGCTGACATTATGTGAAAACATCCGAAACGACGAATACCGGAAACCTGATGCCCCCTACCTTTATCTGAGAGTTGGAGAATGTGACGAAGAACGGCGTTTGAACAACTTAGCTTACGAGCTACATCCCGCAGACCGTGACGCGCGTGATGCGTACCGCAAAGAACACGTGTTGCCCCTAACGATGCGACGACAAGCGTTGACCTCAGCTCTTGAGCTGGTAGCACAAGATGAGATTCTAAAAAAAGTGGTTAAGGCGCTCCCAAAAGGCGCGTTAAAACTTTTTGACTTCTACATGGGAGAACCGCCCATTGAATCCGAATAAACGAGCGTTGAATTGGCCCCCATATGTGGGGGCTTCTTGAACGTTTAACAAACAAACAATGAAGGAATAAATTATGAAAAAGACAATCACTAAAAACGAATTTGTGCGCGCATTTGACGACATGAACCGTGAAGATCAATTTACTCCATACGCTCGTGAGGCACTTTTTGATTACCTTGAGGAGCTTGAACAGGTTTGCGGTGTGCCCGAAATTGAGTTGGACGTAATAGCGTTGTGCTGCGAATACACACAATACAAAAACATCGAAGAATATAACATAGCCTACGGTTCAGACTTTCAGAACTTTGACGAATTGCAGGACTCTGGCGACGTTGATACCGTCATCAAAGTTGGTGCCGGTGCGATAGTCGATAACCATTAGAGCGTTGAACTGTGGCCGGTATATCCGGCCCTTTATTGAACGCTTAATCGCTGAACGGTTCCCTAGTCATACCAGGCTAGGGAATCCTTGAACGATTAAACAAGTGAAGGAACAAACCATTATGAAATTATTAGATCCTATAGAATTTCACGAAATTCTCATCCCGGAATATTGGCTATGCTACCTCATCAACGGCGACCATTCCGGCTATACAGATGATGAAATAGAGGCCATAGATAAATTCATCAGCAAGCGTAAAGTCTTAGGCACGGTCGATGATGATGAAGGATACCCAATCAAACATTTACGGGAATTTCGGGGCCTGTTTACCGAGTGCGTTGAGGCGATAATGATTGATTGAGCGTTGAACCGTGGGCCGGATATACCGGCCCCTTATTGAACGCTTACAAACAATGAATAAACAGAAAATAAACTATGTATAATATTTTAACTGCTTCCAACCCTAAGCTAAAACTGGGCGAATCCTTGGGGTATCATTCCCTCAGCTTAGAGTTTTTGCCTACGACATTTTCTAAAACCGGAAAAGATTTTTGTTCTGGTTTTGCTACTCCTGAATGCCGGACCACTTGCCTCGCTTTTAGCGGTAATGGTCGATTTGGGAATGTCTATAATAAGAGACTATGGCGTTCGCAACTATATGTTTCCGATTATGAGACATTTCGGGTATTACTACTAGCCGATCTGAGTGTAGCGACCCGATTATATTCCAACGTTTGTTTGAGACTGAATACCTTTAGTGATCTAGATCATACCAGCACCGGACTGGTTGCAGAGATTAAATTAAAATTTCCTCAGGTTACGCTATATGATTACACTAAGAGTTTAGTCAAGGCATTAAGGCAAGACTACCACCACACGCTAAGTTATAGCGGGTACAATGAATCGGAATGCAAAACGGCACTAGCCCACGGCGTTAACGTCGCCGTCGTCTTTAAAAAAGATTTACCCGAATCCTTCTGGGAGTACCCGGTAATCGATGGAACCGATACAGATCTACGCTTTTTAGATCCGAATCCTTGTGTCGTCGGGCTAAAAGAAAAAAATGCCGTGATCATGAAGAAAACCGATGATCTTGTACAGATTGTTGGTAGTGCGAATAAGAAGATTAAAAATCCGATGTTTATTTAATCCCTGAATGGTCCCTTGGCCGATTATAGCTAGGGGATCTTTGAACGATTAAAAACCAATGAAGGAACAATCATGAAAAAAGTACAGTACACGGCTAAATCTGGCCGAACGGCTGAGTACTTAGTACTCAACGAAAAAGTCCGGTTTGGTAGTACGCTGTATTATTA